CGTGCTGAGTTGTAGTACCACGTCTTAATTTTAATAATTTTGCCATTTAAAGTGTACCGAAATCTATTTGTAAGTTGTTTCCGCTAACAGTTCCTACCTCAGTAAGATTATTGTCATTGCAGTCAAGTCCAGCAGCTAATTCTGGAGAAGTGTCGTCAGCTACGTTTTGAATACCAGAGTTAGATGTAATACCTAACCATGCAGAACCGTTGTAGTTTTTCAAAGTGTTAGTAGAACTGTCAAACCATAAATCACCAGCACTAGGACTCCCTGGAGCTGAAGAAGAAATCTTATATTCATTTGCATATCTGTTTACGTCAGCTATAGAACCAGAAACAGTATTTATATTTGTAGAGTTAGAAACTGCTGAGTTAATGTTTGAAGCATTAGAAACCGCACTGTTTATATTTGAAGCGTTTGCTTGTACTGCATTTATATTTGTTTCGTTGTTTGCTACGGCTGTTACGTTTGAATTGTTATTTGCAACTGTTGTTACGTTGCTAGATATACCAGCCACAGTTACAACATTAGCTGCGATATCAGCTACAGCTTTGACAGGATCTTCTACTACGGTAATAGTATTACCCATACCAGTACCATGCACAGAACAATAGTACTTAAATGTGTTTGGCTGTGTTTCTGGTATTTTAATAACAACTTTAGCACCCGCTTGACCAGCTGTACCAGTTGATGTTACATTTGTTGTATATGCACTACCGCCAGATTGGAACACTAACGGATGGTTAGCATTACTACTATTACTTAAATCAAATGTATATGTCCAACCTTTATGTAATGAAATAGCTTTAGCAGGATTTGAAGTGTCACCGTCAAATACATATTTATTACCACCAGAGTTTACAACTGAAACCATAATGGTTATTTCATCTTCTAAAGCATCTGCAACTATATCAAGTGAACCGTTAGAACTACCTGTTGTTACAGAACTACTTATAAGACCTAAATCTTCGCTATATGTTATAGCTCCAGAAACAATAGCTACGTCATCAAGAACTGCTTGAGAAGGTGTGATAATAGCCCACGCACTTCCGTTCCAAACACGTAAGTCATCATTACTGTTGTTAAACCATAAGTCACCATCTTGTAATGATGTACCGTCAGCTCTTTGTGTAGGAGCACTTCCTGATATTTGATATATGTCAGCAAAGTTATTTATATCAGCTACGTTAGCACCAGCATTTACAATGTTAGTTATGTTACTTGCAACTGTTGTAACCTCTGTAGCCTTGGGTACAAGCCTGTGAAAGCTATAAGTATGCAAGGTACTGGTTGATTCTACTAAAAAACCAAATCCTGTAGGTATAGCAGCAGACACGCCAGTAATTATAATATTAGCATTGTTAGCTAAGTTACCATTAGATATTGTAACTGTTGTACCGCTAGGTGTCAGTGTAGTAGATGCAGCTTGAATACTTAAGATAGCTGCCTGTCCTGTACTACCTTGTGGATTAGTATTAGGAAAGTGCTGTTCACTTGTTATAGCTGTAAAACCACCAACATCATCTATAAGGTCAACTATACGTGCGTTAATAGCAGCAGTAGTAGCTACAAATGCGTCAGAGTTAGACCATGTAACACCACTAGCAATAGTTTCTGAACTGTCTTGTCTTAAGAAATTAGCTTCAGCTTCTGTCTCTGTGTAGTATCTACCATCAAGAGCACCACCTGTAAGTTCTGTTTCTGTAAAATACCTAGTATCTAAAGATGTTGTATTCATCTCAGACAAGGTAAGTTTGTCAGATTGTAGTAGTGTTTTGATTTCACTAGCGGTCTGATCTGCAGTAGCTGCAGTCTCTATACCTGCTAGTTTACTTTGCTCTGCATCACTAAACTCGTTAGTGTCAGCATTAGCTTCGTATGCAGTTTTTATCTCTGCATTAGTTTGGTCTGCTGTAGCTGCAGTTTCTATACCGTTTAGTTTAGTATGATCTGCGTCAGTAAAAACATTACTGTCTGTAGCAGCTTCGGTAAGAGTTCTTATTTCTGCTGCTGTCTGATCGGCTGTAGCTGCAGTTTCAATACCGTCTAGTTTAGTACCATCAGCTGCTAGGTCACGTCCATCAACTGTGCCAGAAATCGTTATGTTTCCTGTAACAGTATGAGCTCCACTAGCCAGTGTACCCGTTGTTGATATGTTTTGGTCATTAAAAGCAGGGGTAACTTTAGTACCAGCTATGGCAGCTGACGCATTAATATCAGCATTTACTATAGTACCATCTACAATATTAGTGCTTGCTACTGTAATGTCAGTTGGTAAGGCTCCTCCTTCTAGTTTTCCTAAAGAAACAGAGTCATTAGCTAACTTATCTCCATCTATATTAGCACTAGAGTTAATGTCAGCATTTACTATAGTACCATCTACAAGGTTAGCACTTGCTACTGTAATGTCTGTAGGCAGAGCACCTGATCCTAATTTAGCTAAAGTAACAGAATCATCGGCTAGTTTTGTTCCAGCTATATCTGCACTAGCATTTATATCTGCATTGACTATAGTACCATCTACGATATTAGCACTTGCCACAGTTATATCTGTTGGCAACGTACCAGAACCTAGTTTATCTAAGGTTACAGAGTCATCTAATAACTTAGACCCCTGTATATCGGCACTTGCATTTATATCGGCATTTACAATAGTACCGTTAGCTATCATAGTCGAGTCAACTGTACCAGTATCTGTAGTTTTGACTACTAAATCAGCTTGTCCTATTGTGTTATATATCTTACCTTCTAAATCAAACGCTTTATTTCTAGCTTCTTGTGCAGTAAAATTAGATTCTTGTGCTGAATTGTTAAGATCAGTAGCTCTAATTGTACTACCACTAGCAAAACTTGTATATGTGCCGTCTGCATCTCTAGTTCTACGCTCACAAAATACTACTGCACCTTGCGGTAGGGCAGAGTTGAACGTAATGGTATTGTTATCAGTGGAAAGTTGGTAGTTATATAAAGTTGTACCCGCAGAAACTGCAGGATAGTATAATCCGTCTGTATTGTTCACCTGTGGGTGACTAGATTGTGCAGTACTACCAGTAGACTGGCGTAGCTGTAGCACTCTAGTACCACCCGACAATGTGACATAAACATCTAGATCATCTTGGTTATTCAGTTGTATACTGACAGGAGTAAATGCTGTTGTAGTGGCATTACTCGTAGCAGCGAATTGTTTTTTAGTTGTAACTGCCATTGATAATCAATGTTAAATTCCGTGTTTTTGTAATTCTTTCATATTATATTTACCCATCTGTACATTTCTAGTGTTTTGTATTCTTGAATTTACTCTCTTCATTAAATCTGGCATCTCTGCTTGTATACGTTGGAAAGCTCTTTGTCTAGCTTGAGCAAACTCGTGTCTTACTTGAGAGTAAAACAAAGCTTTTCTAGGATCACCACCTAAACGTGTAAGATTACCACCTTCTCTAAAGTCTTTTACTGCTTTTTGCCACTGTGGATTAGATACTATCTCTTCTAAGTTACGTCTAAACGCAACATCTTGTGACATAAATTTCTGTACTTTAGATCTTTCTTCTGAAGTTAAAGGTTCTCCTTTATATTTAGTAAGTTCACTAGGTATATTAAAGTTTATATCTAATAATGCCTCCTTTACGGGGTCTTTATCAGCAAACGTAATAGCAATAGGACTTACCATATTAATCATTCTTAATAATGGGTTAGTAGGAGAGGGTACAAAAGGTACTCCAGACCTATCTTTGTTAAGAATATCATAACTAGGATGTAAATTCTTCTTAAATAGTAAATCTCTTCTAATAATTTCTTCTGCAAAATTGTTAGCTTCTACTTCGTTAGCTTGCATAGCATCACCTAATCCAGACAATAAGCCATAGTAAGGTAAAGTTCTTCTAAATAGACCGCCTAATACTCTTTGAGCATTGACTCCAGATTGTTGACTAGCACTAAATAGTGTAACTAGGTCATCCACACCCGCAAGCATAGACTTATCAACAATAACAGAACCAGCCATAAAGACTAATTTCTGGAAAGCATCATCTCTAAATGACTCACCTAGTAGGTATGAGTTGTTTGTGAGGTTTGCTGTTGCAGATATTATAGTATTAAAGGGTTCAAGAGTTCTATATGACACATATATATTAGATCCTGGAATTGTAAAGGAGTTTGGTTGTATACCATTCTGTTTCCATAACTGTCGAGTTTCATTATCATAAGGCATATCACCTGTAACAAAACCACTCATAGCTAGTATACCTGTTAAACCTACAATACTGTTACCAGCACTCATACGTCCTCTCATCAAAGCTCTAGCATGCTCTACATCTGCTATTCTAATTCCATACTGTTCTAATACTCTAGGATCTTTCTTACTCGTAAACATAACATCTTGAAATTTTCCAGAGAATCTTTCTAGTTCTGTGTGAGCCCATGTAAGACGTAAAGCATTATAACCTGTACGTACAAATGGAAAGAAAAATTGACCTAGTGGTAGGCTTTGTATAGTTTCTAAACCAGCTACTTCTTTAGGTAGAGCTGTAGTTAATGCTGCTTCATCTCCAGCTAAAGATGCTGCATTATCAGTAACTACGTATTGATTATACTTATCCTTAGTAAAGATTTGATCTCTAAAGTTTTCTTCTATTTTAGTTGATAATTTGTTAAGATCTTTTAAATCTTTAGCATCATCTATAACTGATCTAGCAGCTCTCATTCGCATTTCCATACGACCAATAACTGTTCTAGCTAAAGCGTCTCCAGCTCCCATTAAGTTAACACTATACCTAGCTATAGGACTTGTGTTAAAGCCAACTATAGTATCTAGTATACCATATGCTCTTTGCATATTTGAATCGCCAGTTTCAATTATATGGCTTTCTAATTTTCTAAAATTATCAATATCTTTTGCTAACTCAAACTTACCAGCATAACTCTGTGCTTTTCTATTGACACCTAAGTCCCAGTTATGTTTAAAAGCTTGTATACCTTCAGCATATGACGCTCCAATAGAGTTCATCATAGATGCTGCTATAAGAGCTTCTTTCTGATTACCTCTTGTCACAGCTCCTAAATATGCTTGGAACGGACGAGCAAGAGCTACCATGTTTGTACTAAACACAGCTTTAGATGGAGTACGAAGGTTACTAAGTAATGAGTTATAGTAAACACTAGATAGTTCTGATCCTAATCTAGGCTTAACTCTAGTACCATTAACCATTGTACCTGTCATTAATCTTACAGGGTTTAATGTAGTACGAGCTTCTAAGAATTTATGTATGTGTTCTAATCGTTGCACTACACCGTCTGATAACATATGTAACTCATGTAGTTGATCTGCTACTGCATCACCGTGAGTTTTACGTATACCAGCTAAATAAGTAAAGTATTTTTCATTCTCTTCAGCAAGGTTATCAAGTCCTTGTTTCATTCTAGCACTTACAACTTGACCTATCTCAAAGTTTTTCATAGCTCTAAGATTGTTACCAGCCATAAAACCAGATTTCTTTTGTTCTAACATGAGTACTTTCATCATGTCAAAAATCATATCTTGTTGTCTTACCTTATTTACTTTAGGGCCAAGGTCTACAGCTCCTGTAGCTATTGCTCTAACTTGATGAGCTAGAGTAGTTACTAACAGTTGTGTTGCAGCTCTAGTGACAGGACTTATTGTTATAACCTTGTCACCATCCATAGCATATAAATTAAAATCTTTAGATCCTTTACCTTCAAGATAATCTTTCATGCTTTTATAAACATCATCTCCACCGTCTGCTAACGTAGCATGAAGGTCAGTTGTTTGTTGTAAAATTAACCTTTTAAGTTCTTTATCAGTATATTTTGTTTCAAAACCTTTGACATTAATTTTAGCTTGTCCTTTAAAAATCTGTTCTGATAGTTCATCAGCTACTTCACTAACAACTTCCATTAAATTTTTGTCGCCTAATGCTAGACGTTTAATAGTAGTTGATGGGAAGATAGGTGTAGGACTGCCTGCATCTTTGCCTTTCTTTAACATTGAAATGCCTTCTGCCAAATTTTCAGTGACATTTTTTTTAACGCTATCACTATTAGGACGTAAGTCTGCTTTTTGTGATGATGGGAAAGATGCTGAATCTACAAAAGGATCACGTTGCCTTAACACATCATCAGATAATTGTTCTAAACTACCACCTTCATTTGCAAACCAAGGGTCTCCCTGTGATTTACCAATACGTTCAGCAATTTCACTGTAATCAGCAATGGCTAACTGTCGTGTTATATCAGCTGGATAGTTGGCAGGGTCAAAGTCAGGATACTTACTCTTTAAATAAGAGACCATTTCTGGACTAGGTTCTGCACCACCATCTACTAAACCTTTAAACTCTTTAGCTTCTTCTGGGTCTAAATACTTTTCAACATATTCAAGTCTGTTATCTCTATTAGATATACCTAAACCTCTACTCTTATTATATGCTTCTACATTAGAAAAATTTTTCTCATCTAAATCAAAATCAGCTGGAATCTCTTTTTCCATGTTAGCGTTAGCAATAACATTAGCTTCATCTGGATCCATACCTTTAGCTACATTTTTATGAGCACCCCATACATTTTTAACATATGATGCTAAGAAATGCCCTGCTAAATTAAGACCAGATCCTGCTGCTACTGTTTTTATCCTCGCTATCCATGCTGTATCCTTCTCAGGATCTACAGCTAGTGCTTCAGAAAAAGGTATAAAAGGGGCATACTCATTTACTAAGTTAGCTATATTAGCTGACTCAGAGCTGTTTGATATTAAATCAGCCATAGCACCCTCGCCAGCAATCGCTACAGTTCTGGGTACAAATGATATATACTTAGCTCCTTTCTTACCAAACCCCGCAAGCCTTGAAGCTTTGTAAAGTTGTCGTCCAGCCTTAAGACCAGTTTTAGCACCTACTCCAGCACCACCTGTGGCATATGCTAATAAACCAAATTCTACTAAACCTCTAGTTAACTGTCCTAATCCAGATTCATTTTCTGGAACCATGTCATCTGGTATATCCCACCAAGCTCCTGACTCGTAGTCTTTGCTAAATGGGTTTTGAGTAGCATCTGCTCTACCAAATAAACTCATTATACCAGTTTTAATAGTATCTCCAGATAAATCTAGAAAACTACCAACACTGTCAACAGCATCTGTAGTACCACCAATAGCAGCTTTACCTAACTCTTTAACAAGTTCAATAGGATTATCTGGTAAGAATCCTTGATCCATTCCAGCGTTACCTTGTGGTTGTTGAGCTTGTGGTGAAGCTTGTGGTTGATTTGGGTCTTGGGTTGGAGCTTGTCCTTCTCTTATAAGATCGCCATATTGAAGATCATTTAGATCGTTGTCAGTATCGACTGCATCATTATAATTTTGTGCTTCTAACTCAAATTCGTTCATGGTGTGTAAAACTCAGGAGTTTTTAATAAATTTTCTTTAACAAAATTCGACCAATCTCTTTTGATTTTCTTGCCCCCAACTAAAGTTAAGTTGTATCCAGGGGATATAGGAGAGATTTTATTGTTAGTTTCTTTGATAAATTTTAGATTTAATTGTTTTAGGAATTTGTTATATCTTGTTTTACCCATTGCTTGCTGTACTCCATACCAAGCACTAATAGAAGCTGGATCATTGTAAGCTAAAGCTCTTCCTTGGCCCCATTGTATAGGCTCATCACTTTGTAGTAATGCTAACATATCTTTTCTAGCTTCTAGTTTAGATACGTTTTCTAAATAATCTATATAATCAGGATTCTTTTTAGTTTTAGCTCTACCAGTAGTAGCTAAACGCTCAGGTGGTTTGTTTTCATTTAACTTAGTAAGCTCTGTATCAAGACGTTCAATAGTAACTGCAGGTGGTATAATCTCCATTTTAGTTAAAGACTTAGTACCTTTACCCTCAACAGGGATTAAAGTATAGTCATCTGTTAAACCATCATTATTTTCAAAAGCACCATAATAATTATTAAGTGATCTTACACTTATCATTTTTTCATTTTTAGTGCCATAGTTTTTCATCTTACCACCGTTAAAGGCAATACCTACCATTTGAATAGCTACATATTTATTATCAGTTAACTGAG